ATTAAAAGAGGTGAAGTCCGTTGATAATATTCAATGAATTAGACTATGCTAAGAAGCTAATAAACAAAGGTTTTATACAAAAAAGTAAAAGATATAGAGAAATTCTGATTTTATCAAAATTCTACTTCTCATTGGGACTCACAGAAGAAGAAGTGATTGTCAAAATGACAGAGTTTTGTTTTAAATACATAAAAGATTTTGATAAAGATTTTGATACAAACATTGACAAAGAACTTTTGAATAGTGCAATAACAAAAGCTCAAAAGTCTAAACTTAAAAATGTAAAACCTATCAAAGTATCAGAAAATGAGATTAATATAATTGATTCTATGAAAACGCTAGAAGAGAGCAAACTTTTATTCTCTCTTTTGGTTCTATACAAATGGAATAACTGCTTCCCTTTGAAAATCAAACTTAGTGATTTGTTTGAAATAGCAAACGTCGAAATAGACAAAAATTACAGAAGTAACATACTATTTAATTTTTCTAAGCAGGGATTAATAAAAACAGAGCAACGCTCTGTAAATGAAGACGGAACGAAGAAAAAAAACAAAGAAAGAGGAAGAAGCGTTCTTTTTGCTGAGAAAAATACTGAGAATTGTGCAAAAATCACTATTTATAGCATTGACAGTAATTTTATAACATATTATTTGAAACACAGAGGGGAAAACTATTCAGTTTGTGTTAACTGTAACAAACTTATTAAAAAAACCTCTAACCCTCAGAAATACTGTGCAACATGTGCTTCTGAGATTGAACAACAGAGACTTAAGAGAGTTGAAACCAAAAGACAACAAGACATCTTAAACTTAACCAACCTAAGCACAATCAAATGTTTACAATGTGGAACTGACATATTGAAAGAAAGTAATACACAGAAATATTGTGGGGCTTGTGCTTTAGAGAAAGACAAAGAGAAATATATAAGATATAATAAGAAAAGAAAGAAGAAAAGTTAATTTTTTGTCCTACTGTTGTATTTAATTATTTTTAGAGAGGTAATCCTTTAACTGGGCAATATTCCTATCTTGTAGGATGTGAACGATAATGTGAAACTACGTTTTCTAGTTTGCCAAATCTAAAACGTTTGTACGAGTTCACAAAAATTGGTTTAACCATGTTCATGATATCACCCCCCATGTTAAAACTTACAACAGTAGGACAATAAAAATATCGGTAAAAATTATAATTAACAACATTCATTTATAACCACCAATAGAAAAACCCCCACAATCCCCTACCTAACTACATTTCAAAAAAAGCTTTAAGCTATAAGCCAATTGTACGTCCCACGAAATAGAGAAGACAGGAAACCCACATGAGTAAAGAGTTTGCAGGTTCTTACGGAAAATACTCTAATGGAAAGAAAGAGAAACAAAGACATTAAATTACTAATAAAAATATCAAACCTTCTAATAACAATCCCAAACCACTTACTATCAAATAAAAACATCGACCATTGCATTTTGTCACATAATGTGATACAATATAAACAGGGCAGTATAATTTTTGACTGTTTCCATACAATAATATCTTGAATATAATACTATTAGGTGTTACAATATGAACAATAGAAGAAAGTTTAAGGAGGATGATATTATGAACGCTAACATAAGCACAGAAGTTGAAAGATATTGTACAGTAGAAGAATCATTGATTGAGTCTTTAAAAGAAATGAAGCTTATGCGTGAAGGTAAGTTAAAAGGTCAGACATGGAGAGAATACAGACAGGCTTCTAAAGAAGAAAAGACAAAGAAGGCACAGGAGAAATAGAGGTACTTTGTATTATGTATAACGTCATATTAACACCTAAATTTAAAAAAGACCTTAAATTTTATGAAACAAAGCGTAAATATCGCAATATAGAGGATGACATTGACGAAACTATCGAAGATTTAGAAAACGGAAATCTGATAGGCAGTCCCCTTTCTAACATAAAACTTCCAGATGGCGAAAATACATATAAAGTGAGAATAGCTAACTCTAATACAAAATCAGGTAAGTCAAATGGATATAGACTTTTATACTACGCCATAAAGAATGACGAAACGATTTATCTATTAACTATTTACTACAAAAAGGATGGCAATAGAATTCTGAGTGATAAAGAAATCATAGACATTATAAAACAATATTGTATATAATCATAGAGTATAAATTCCCAACAAAGAAGAAGACTGTCATAACTGGCGGTCTTCTTCAACGTTTAAACGTGGTTTAAATCGATTTATCATGCAAAGTTGAATAAGTTTACAAAAAGAGAAGTAAATCTATTTAAAGGGCACTTAAAGACGTTGGAGTATGAACAGGGATGTGTTTACAGTGACCAAATTAATAAAAACTAGTAACAGTGGACTAACAAGAGGAAAAAAGGATATCTTAAAAAGTTTAATTGGTTCTACATCTTCTGACAAGATTGATTTAAACAAAAGACTGGACGAAGAAAGATATTGCACAACAGAAGAATCATTAATTGAGTCTATACGTGGAGAGAAGACAAAGAATAAGTAGTTAGAGTGAAGATTTGCTCATAGGGCGTGAGCAGGATAAAATAAAAAAAGCTCACTGAGAAGAACTGCTCGTAAAGCACGAGCAGGGTAAACTAAAAAAAGCTTACAGAGAAGAAGACCGTCAATATCGACATCAGTCTAAACTGACGGTTTTTATTATATCTATTTTTAATTACCTCAAATAATTTAGTAAAGGATTGATTGCATGATTAAAACTATTTTCAAAAAACTATTGTCATTTTTTCGCAAACAAAAAGAGACAGAAGTCAGTTATGTTTTGGATACCAATGTTTTATTACTGGATGTAGACAGTTTAAAAAAGTTTGAAAAAGTTTTGCTTCCTATGAGTGTACTCGAAGAACTCGATGGGATAAAGATGCGGAAAGATGACGGAGAATTAGCTTATAGAGCTAGAAAAGTAATCCATGCTATAGAAAATGGTGATAACATAGAATTTTTTACTATGGATAAAATAGGCGGTATGCCATGGGGATGGAATAAAGATTTAAGAGACAATAAAATTATTTTTACTGCTAAGAAGTTTGGAGCTATCTTAATAAGTAACGACCTAAATGTTAGGATAAAGGCAAAAGTTGTTGGAGTCAAATCAGAAAAGTATGTAAAAAACGAATGTGATATTTCCTATAAAGGCTTTAGAGTTATTACTATGACTGATGATGAATTGGCTAAATGGTACGAAACTTCGGCAAAAGTTAACAAGTGGGAGTTAGAATTAAATCAGTATCTCCTTATAAAATCAATGACTACTGGTGACATTGTTGACTGTTGGGTTTTAACAAAGGAAGGTTTTGAGCCTGTCCAGACTAAGCCAGTAACTTCTGTTGCTTTAGGGAAGTTAAAATTATTAGATTTTTATCAAAGATGTGTTATGCATAGTCTTCAGAACAATCCAGTTACTATGATTAAAGGCGGAGCAGGAACAGGAAAAAGTTTATTAACGGTTTCTTATGCTATGGCAATGATTGAGTCTGGTAAATTTGATAAATTAATTGTGTTCACAAATCCTTTGGCGACCAAGAACTCGGCTAGGCTTGGGTTTTACCCAGGAAGTAAGGATGAAAAGCTGATGGATAGCCAGATTGGGAATATGTTAACCAGCAAAATAGGTGATAAAGAGCAAGTTCTACAATTAATAAAACAAGGAAAAGTTGTACTCCTACCCTTCTCTGATATTCGTGGGTTCGACACAAGTGGAATGAATGCTATCATATGGATAACCGAAGCGCAGAATTTAGATGTGGAGTTAATGAGATTGGCTATACAGCGTGTAGGAGATGATTGCAAGGTAGTAATAGATGGTGACTATCTAGCACAGGTTGACTGTGAAGCATTTGCAGGAGATAACAATGGTATGAGAAGAGTATCAGAAGTATTTAGAGGGCAAGAATTTTATGGTGAAGTAGAACTACAGGAAATATATAGAAGTTTATGGGCGAAAAGAGCTGAACAATTATAAAGCTCTTAAGATATAAATAAAAAGTAAGAAAATCAATAATTTAATTAAATTCAGGAGGATTTCACAATGATGAACAAAGTAGAACTAGTAAAAGCAATTGCAATGGAATCGGGAGAACCATTTAACAAGACAGAAAAATTTTTAGACGCTCTCAAAGTAGTAATCGAAAACGCACTAAAAAATGGTGACGGAGTTAACATCCAAGGAATAGGACAGTTCGAGATTAAAATGAGGGATGAAAAAACAGCTTTAAACCCAAGGACTCAGGAAAAGGTTAAAGTACCATCTCACAAAGCAGTGAACTTCAAGGTTTCACAGACGTTGAAAGAGAAGGTAAAATAATCATGATTAAAAAAGAAATCAATAAAAGTGAAAAGTTGATTGTAAAAGGTAAGGTTGTTGGTATAGACGAAGATGGCATTCACGTTCTAGACCCAAAAACAGAAGAAGAAGATGTAATCGATTATAATGCTTTTGAATGCTTTATTGGAAAAACTATTTCTATGAATGTTACTGTAAGTAAAAAAAGGCAGGTTGTTGAAATAGTTGAGGAAGCTGAATTAATACCAGAAGAAAATGTTGAAGACTGTACAGTTGAATAAATAGTTAGAGCTATTGGAGTCAAAGAAGATAGGAATGATGATATGAATAAAAATGATATGTATCTCATAGGTCTCCAAAAAAGAAATGGGGAGCTAAAAGAATCTTGGGATGAATTAAACTATATGCATGGAAATGTTTTTGCTTCTGGTGACACCTTTAGAACTTACGTTAGAATAAGACAAAAGCGAGAAAATGACTTACTGCCAAAAGAGACTGCTAAAACAGTTGAGACAGAGGACTCTCCAATTATTGATATCCCTAATAGCATTCTAAGAGATATAAAAAAAAGTGCAGAAATAGACTTTTTATTGAAAAAATATAAAATTACTGAGAGAATCCTTGATGCCACAATTGAAGACTTAGCTGATAGAGGTTTTCAAATTAAAAAAAACGAGGGAAAAATTTTTATTTGTAAAGATTTGATTCCTCAAAGTAATGTCGTTGAAATGAACTGGAACAGAGATAAAATAATTCGTTTTGGGGTGGTTAGTGATACCCATATAGGTTCTAAACATCAACAAATTACTCATTTAAACAATACATATGACTTTTTTGCTAAAGAGGGTATTCGTGACGTGTATCACGCAGGAGACTTAAGTGAAGGCGAGGGCATGAGAAAAGGTCACGCCTATGAATGCTTTTTACATGGGGCGGATGCTATTGAAGAGTACATTATCAAAAATTACCCAAAAAGAGATGGTATTGTAACTCGTTTTATTACGGGGAATCATGACCATTCTATGATACAAAGTTGTGGACATGATATAGGAATACCAATTTCCAAAGAAAGAAAAGATATGATATACCTTGGTAAATCTAACGCCACTGTATACATAACTCCAAACTGTACAATGGAATTAAATCATCCACTTGATGGAGCTAGTTACGCAATATCTTATAGCATTCAAAAACTTGCTGATTCTTTGTCTGGAGGAGAAAAACCAAACATTCTTGTTAACGGACATCATCACAAAGCCATGACTATGTTTTATCGTAATATACACATGATGGAGGCGGGAACGTTTGAAGCACAAACTCCTTGGATGAAAGGCAAAAGAATTGCCGCTCATATGGGAGGATATATTATCACAGTTCATGTTGATGAAGAAGGTACTATAACAAGATTTTGCCCAGAATTTATTCCGTATTACTATTCTGTGAAAAATGACTATTAAAAAGTTAAAAATGGGGTTCATAGTCAAAGAGGGTATTCCCTCTTTGACTTATCTTACAAGATATGAAAGGAGGAGTGCAACTTGGGAGTAAGTAATAAAAAACAATTAAGGGATGTCAACAACTTACCTCTAACTGAACAATTTTATGATGTTAAAACAGACAAATTTGTTCCAGTAACTGAGGATAAACCCTATCCTATAAGGGTTTTCCCGAAGCATGAGGGATTACTTTCTTCAGAAGGAAATAACGGTTGGTACACAACACAAGTAGATAACGAAGTAATAACATTATCGAAACCTTTGAACACTTTGGTGGTAGAAGCCAAAGATTCAGATTTATCTATATTGCTTAACAATGATAGTAACAATGGTAACTGGTATATTGATGCATTCGGAAAAGAAGGCGTAGAAGATATTAAAATTACTTCGTTTAAAATATGCACAGTTGCTGGCACGATGATACGATGGAGGGGGCTGTTCCTCTAATTTAGGTGAGTCCAATGGAAAATTATTTAATAAAAACTGAAAAAACTGCTACAAATTTTATCGTTTATCTTGCTATTCTTAGCAATAAAAAACAATATGTTGGTGTAACAACTCGAAGTTTAAAATTAAGAGTAGAAGAACACTTACGTTTATCAAGAAGAAAAAACATAAAAAGTTCGATTTTTGCTAGAGCGATTAAAAAATATGGAATTGACCAAGTTAAATGGGAAGTTATAGATTATGCTTCGTCTGAATCAGAGTTATTTGACTTAGAAAAACAATGGATAAAAGAGTTGGATACATTTAACAGTGGATATAATTTAACTATTGGTGGAGACGGTATAATAGGACAGGTGCATACTAAAGAAACAAAACAAAAACTGTCAGAAAAAACTAAGCAATATTTTGAAAACTATGACAACAAAATACACTTGGCAAAAGTTCAAGGAAGTCACTTGTTTAATGTTTACAAAAGATTTACTGGTGAATTCATTGGTCAGTGGATTAGTAAAACTGAATGCGCTGAACAATTAAATTGTGGGAGTAGAGCTGTTGGAAAGTGCTTACTAAAAAAGTACAAATATCATAAAGACTATGTTTTTATTTATGATGAAGAAGACACTCCTGAAAAAAGAAGTTTAATAATAAACCCGCCTAAAAAATACGAAGCAAACAACCTATTTATTGTTTTCAATACAGATGGAATGGAAATAGGCGTATGGGATAACAAGGCTAAATGTGCTGTAGACCTTGACTTGGGTAGCCGTTCAAAAATACATGAATGTTTAACAGGTAAAAAGAACTCATACAAAGGCTTTGTTTTTGAATATGTAAACAACGAATAGAAAGGGGGTTGTACCAAATGGGATTTTTACTTAGTGGTGGTGGTGGCGGCGGTTCTTCTGGTATAGGCATACATACAGGAAATTTACCTCCTCAAGATACAACTAAAATATGGTTAGATACGTCTTCAACAGACCCAGTTTGGAAAAAGTATGACATAACTTCTGGAACTTGGAAAGCAATAAACGTAATCGGAGATGGAGATATCAATGATAATGTAGTTGCTCCTGACCACACTTGGAGTTCTGAACAAATTCTTGAAAAAGGAAGTTTTACATATGAAAAAGTTTCACCTTCTGAAGTTTGGGAAATCGAACATCCTCTACACAGGATGCCTTCGGTTACTTGTATAGATGATACAGGTGAAGAAATGGAAGGGGACGTAAGTTTTGACAGTATTGACAAAATAACTATAACCTTCTCACAGCCAGTGGCTGGTAAAGCCTTTTTAAATTAATTAAACGAAATCAGACCTTATGGTTTGAAATAAAACAAACAACTCTAAATTCGAAAGGAAAGTGATTTTTAATGGCAAAGAAAATACTTACAAATTGGGATTTCCAAAAGAATCAAATTTTAAACGTAAGGATTCACAATTCAGCCTCACATTTATCCAATCCAGCAGAAGGGTTAATGTATTTTAACACTACTGACAAATGCTTCTACATCTACGAGGATGGTAAATGGGTAAATCATACAATTCTAACATCTGACAGAATTTCTGATTTCATGACAGCGGTAAAAACTGCTAAATTGAATGAAATGTCTGCTCCTGATGGCAGTGTATCAATGAACAGTCAGAAAATTACTGGTCTTGCTGATGGTGAAAATTCGTCAGACGCAGTAAACAAAGGTCAGTTGGATGCGGCTATGGGCGGTATCGCTTCTGGTCTGCTTTACAAAGGTACTTTTGACGCAAACATTCCTAACGATTTTTCTGCTTTAGAAGGTTCTTCTTGCGGTGATTTCTACAAAATTTCCGTATCAGGTACAATCGATGGAATCGACTATCTAGTTGGTGACATGATTATTGTTAATAAAGATGTAGCAGGAGTTCCTGTAACAGCAGATGTTGACAAAATTGATAATACCGAAGCACCTGACATTTTAAGAACAGACGCAGAACAGACAATGACAAATAAGACTATTGACGCTGATGATAATACAATCAGTAATCTCGAAACAGATAACTTTAAATCAGGTGTAATAGTTACTGATTTGACTGCCGCTACTGATACAGAAATAGCTACTGCTAAAACTGTCGCAGACGCTATTGACAGTGAAATGGACAGAGCAATGTTGGCTGAAGGCGACATAGCTGATGGCTTGGCTCAAGAACTAATAGACAGAGCAAACGCAGACAACACTTTACAAGGCAATATTGACACCGTAAGTGATGGATTGGCACAAGAGTTGATAGACAGAGCAGGAGCAGACTCCGATTTGCAGGACGAATTGGATGCAACTCAGACTGGTGCTGGCTTAGGAACTGATGGAAGTTATAGTGCTGATGCAACTACTAATTACCTCAAAACCGCAACTTCTCTGAAAGATGCTGATAAAAAGTTAGATGCAGAAATCAAAACTGTTGATGGTAGGATAACTACTGTAGCTGGCGGAATAGCTGAAGACATCTCTGCTCTTCAGGGAGAAATAGATGACACTCAGGTTGGAGCTGGTCTTGGCGTAGATGGAAGTTATACTCCTCCGTCAGGTTCAAACTACCTTGGAACATCCACAAGTCTTAACGTAGCTGATTTTATTCTCGATGGAAAAATCAAAGATGTTAATGATGACCTTGCAGATGAAATAACTAATAGAGGCATAGCTGAAGTAAACTTACAGGATGCAATCGACGCTGTTGCTGGTGATTTAGCTCAAGAATTGATAGACAGAGCTGACGCAGATAGCGATTTAAGCGATAGAATTGGTGCTTTGGAAACAGGCGGAGGCGCAGAAGTTACTGATACTCATACAAGAGAATCAAACTATGTTAACAACCTTTTCCAATCTCCTGCTAACTACACAAGCTTAGAAGCTAGATTGATTGACATTGAAACAGTTATTGATGCAAAAGCTACTACTCTTGCTGACGAAATAGACAGAGCTACATTGGCAGACGAAGATTTAGCAACTGCTATTGGCGAAGAAACAGATAGGGCTACATTAGCAGAAGGCGGTTTGCAGGATGCAATTGATGCTGTTGCTGGCGACCTTGCAGACGAAGTAACTAGAGCAACTGGCGCAGAAGGCGACCTAAGTGATAGACTTGATACGCTTGAAGCAGTTGTCAATAAGTTTGCTGGAAACATCGGTAATGGAACTGATACTGATATCGTTGTAACTCATAGTTTGGGTACAAAAGATGTTATCGTTCAGATTTATGAAGTTGCTACTGGCGACGAAGTTTTCACTGATGTAAACAGAACTTCCACAAATACTGTTACATTCTCATTCGCTGTTGCTCCTACAACTAACGAATTTAGAGTTGTAATAATGAAATAATCTAAGCCATTAAATTATTTATAAAATATTAATAAAAAAAGGGACAGAGATAGAAATATCTGCTGTCCCTTTTGAATTAATTTATCTACGTTTTTCTTATATATAAACTTAAGTTTCTTTGTTACAAAGGATTTTAATTGTATATATAAATTTAATTTATTTAATTTTCATAGGGAGGAGCAAATAGTGCATGAATTCCAAAAAAACCAAAAATAAAAACGGAAAAGAATCTCTGACTTTAGAAAAAAAGTGCAACTGTTGCAATCAAACACACTCATTCGACGAATTTTATTCCAGTGAGTCAGTGATGAACAAAGCAACTAAAAGAACTTGCGTATGTAAGGCATGTGTCAGAGACATTTTTAAAGAATATTTAACTCTTACAACTAACAATACTAGGTTATCTATGTACTATTTATTTCGACTCATAGACGTAAAATATGATGATGTTTTGTTTAACAGGTTATATAAGAAACATGAAATAACATACTCTTCTCCACTTGATACCAAAATAAAGATGTTAGGTGAATATCTAAGAAACTTACATACTATGTTGCAGTATAAAGGTTCTAGAACATTTATACATAGTGATATGATAGAGGAAGCTTCTATCACAAACAACGTAATCTGTAAAGCAGAAATGCCCAAAGAAGATACTTTTCTATTAACAAGTGAAACGATTGCTAGATGGGGACATTCGAATAGAACAGAAGATGATTATAGATTTTTAGAAAGACACTATAAACTTTTACTGCCTTCCATAAACTCGAACGACCCTAGACAGGTACTGATTTTAGAAGATATATGTAACACAAGACTGGAAGCGGAAGTAGCCAGAAAAACCAAAAGAGTAGTTGACTATGAGAAACTGATGGGAGTCGTCTCAAAACTAATGGGTGATGCTGGTATAAAACCAAAAGACGATGAAAAAAGTGCTAAAGACATACCATATGGAGAATGGATTCGAAGATTTGAAGAAGAAAGACCCATTCCAGAAGCCTCTCCTGAATTCAAAGATGTTGACAGTATAATGAATTATATAACTAAGTGGTTTACTTCACAATTTTCTAGAATCTTTGGTCTGTCTAAAGATGAAGGGGGTATTTAAGCATGGCTTACTATGCTAAGCACACTCGACTTCTTGAAGGTATTGGAGAGTGGACTGCTTACTTTAGGGCAAACCCCCATAGATTTGCCGAAGAGTATCTAGGAATAAAACTACATTTATTCCAAAAAATCTTAATTTTTATGTGCTTTAGAGTAACTTTTTTTATGTATATAGCCTCACGTTCACAAGGAAAGTCATGGTTAATAGCACTGATATGCATTATTAGATGTATATTATATCCTGAATCAAGTATTATACTTGCATCTGGAACAAGAGGACAGGCTAAATTAATTATAACACAAAAAATAATACCATTCAGACGAAAATACGCAAACATAGACAGAGAAATTCAGGAAATAAAAACCCAGATTAATGATTGCTATGTTTTATTTAAGAATGGGTCAAAAATTGAAGCGGTTACAAGTAATGAATCAGGAAGAGGATACAGAGGAAATGTACTTGTTCTTGAGGAGTTTAGACAAATAAAGGAAGCGATACTTAAAAGCGTATTAAAACCGTTCCTCGGGACTCCCAGACAACCCCCTTATTTAATGAAAGAAGAATACAAACATTTACAAGAAGAAAACATTGAAATATATATATCTTCAGCGTGGTATCGTTCACATTGGGCTTGGGATAAATTTAAATCTTTTGCTAAAGGAATGGTTAATAGAAATTGCGAAGATTATTTTGTTTGTGGTTTAAATTACAAGTTGTCTTTGCATCACGGTATTTTAACTAAAAGAAGAGTAGAGTCTGAAATGAGCGCAGAAGATTTTGACCCTGTAACATGGTCAATGGAGTATGGAGCTTTATTTTTTGGAGAAAATGAAAAGTCGTTTTTTAAACTTGATGATTTAGACAAAAATAGGATTTTATCTAAACCCTTCTACCCTATCCCTCATTTAGAATTCATTCAAATGAAAAACAAAGGAAAGATAATAAATAAATTTATTCCTAAAAAACAAGACGGTGAAATAAGAATCATTGGTAATGACGTTGCATTAATGGGCGGCGCAGTGAATGACCAATCTATTTTTGCAGTTCTGCGATTAATTAGGTCAGGAGACAGATATGAAAGACAATTAGTTTATATGGAAAGTTTAAGTGGAATACACTCAACAAAACAGGCTATAAGACTAAAGCAACTTTTCTTTGACTTTGACTGCGATTACGTAGCTATGGATACACAGGGTAAATCATTGCCCCTTAACATGGTAACATGTTTCGAACATTGAGCAAAAACGAAAAAGTCTAAATAAAATAAGTTTAGGTGGATATTAATGACTAAATGGAATTTAGAAACCGTAAAAGAATTTGTTAAAATCAACAGTAAATCTATATTAATTTCAAATCAATATAAAAACGCTAGAACTAAGTTAGAATTCACCTGTGAGTGTGGAAACGAATTTAAAGTATCTTTGGATATTTTTATAAGAAACAATCAAAGACGTTGCAAAGTTTGCAGTAGAAAATCTGCGAATGAGAAACAAAGTCGCTCACAAGAAGAGTTCGAAAATGTAATTAAGGAAAAACTAGGGGAAGATTACAAAATAATCGGAAAATATAAAGGTAATAACAAACGTATTGAAATTCTACATCTGAAATGTAACAAAGTATGGACTACTACATGTGCAGGAATATTGCATAGAAATTTAAAATGCGGAAATTGTAGTCCAACGAGGAAAACAAGCCACGAAGAATTTTTAGCAAAATTAAAAAATATTCATGGAGAAGAGTTTCAGGTTCTAGAAGATTATATGGGAACAGACACCAAAATAAAATTTATACACAGTAAATGTAACAAAGAGTTTTATCGAACTCCTTATTGGATATTACATAACAAAAGTATTTGGTGTCCATATTGCAAAGAGTCTCAAGGGTGTAAAGATATTGAAACTTGGCTTGAAAACAATAACATTAAGTTTGTTAAAGAAAAAAGATTTTCCGATTGTAAGAGTAAAAGAACCCTTCCTTTTGATTTTTATTTATCAGAATTTAAAATTTGTATTGAGTTTGATGGAGAACATCACATAAAAGACAAAAAATATTTTGGTAAAAGTAACTTAAACAGTGTTAAAAATAGAGATGAAATTAAAACTAATTACTGTTCACTAAATAATATTCAATTAATACGGATTCCATACAAAGACAAAGATAACATCAATGAAATATTAAATAAATTTATTTTAAAAGATAATATCGTGGTAATTCCTTAAATTACGAAAGGTTAAGGAACACCGTAACGCATAGCAGGTGAATAAATATAATCCTGCCAAGAGTGCTCAAAGTCCTATGTTTTATAGGATTAAAATATATGCTGAGCTGGTCTGAATCAACAGACGTATCGTTTTGAGAATATAAACGTATGAAGGTAACTTCCAGAAGCAAGGGATAAAAAGCCTTTGCGACAACAAAATGAATGGTATATCCATATACGACGATTTGGTAAAAATTCTTTATGACGAAGAAAGGGATATAGAGTACCCTGCTTGGACTTGTATAAACAATGAAAAAATGGCTGACAGAGCTGATAAAAATGCTTTACCAGTAATATTTTCTATAAAATGTACTTCTTCTGAAATGAATCATCAAATTGCAATGGGATTAAGAGGGGCTTTACAAAAAGGTAAGTTAAAACTTTTAGTAAACGAACTCGAAGGTCGTGAAATCCTGAGTCAGCAACAAGTCGAAGAATTTGACAAGCTAGAAGAAGCAGAAAAAGGTAAAATGTTAAGACCTTATATCCAAACTACCGCTACAGTTAATGAAATGATTAATCTCGAATGGTCTATGGATTCTGGGTGGGTTAAAGTTTTTGAAACTGGGAGAAACAGAAAAGATAGATATAGCGCAGTAGCCTATGCTAATTACTTTGCAGATATAAAAGAAAGAGATTTAGAAAGCGCAGAAGAAATTGACGAAGATGATGACATAGTTTACTTTTAATACTTTTTGTTTTAAATCGTTTATTAAAAAAGAAAGGTGGTGATATATTTGGCAGGTTCGAAAAATAATAAAAAGATAAAACCTGAAGTCATTGTAGATACCATAGGAGAACCCCTTGATAGGAGTACTAACACTTTACAAGATTTTATGTCGTCTGGTAAATACGGAGCTTTCACTTCTAAAATGTTCAGCGATGGAATAATTCAAGAAGTTAAGGCAGAAGATTTAAAAAAATATATGTCTAACCCAGATGTGTATCACAAAGAACTAGAAAAAATAGCAACTTATTACTATATCTCAAACGGTGATGTTTTTCAACTTTTCGATTTAGCCAAAGTATTGCCAACTCTTAATTACAAAATAGAAGTTGATGAAAAGACCAAAACTTTCGAAGCAAATTTATCTACGTGTAATAAAGTTTTGACTAATACAGTAAAGCATAAGAGTCTTACTAGGGATTTAATTTCTCAAGTAATAACTTCTGGTACTTTAATAGGCTTATGGTTAGGCGATAAAAAGAAACCTTATTTATATGTATTCGACGATTTAGAGTTTGTATTTCCTGCTTATCGTAAACAGGGAGAATGGGTAGCATGGATAGACCTAGCTTGGTTCGACTCTATGACTCAAGTGCAAAGAGACGCAGAGTTTGAGAATCTTTCTCCTTTTGTAACAGTTACTGATTATGAAAACTATAAAACAGATAGAACTAAGTGTCAGTATGTTGAATTACCTCTCGAACGCACAGTTGTATTAAGAACGCATACAACAAGTAGGAATCAAAGATTAGGTGTTGGTTGGGCTACACAAGGCTTCTATGATATTATCCATAAAAAGAAATTGAAAGATATGGAAACCACTGTAGCAAATAAAATAATTAATGCCGTAGCTGTTTTAACAATTGGTAGCGAAACTGGGGATAAAACAGCAAATTTACAATTAGATAAAAACCTTAAAAGAAAAGTGTTTGGGGCAGTTAAAACTGCTCTAGACAAAGGAAATTCTCAAGGGGTAACTTGTATCGCTTTACCAGAATGGGGAAAATTAGATTTTCCAGATTTAAAGAGTGAAGCACTAAGTCCTGATAAGTATCAAACTGTTAATTCAGACATTGAGCAAAGCACTGGTGTTGGCGGAGCAATGAAAGGCTCTAGTGGAGGAACATTTGCTTCGGATAACATTAACATAGAAACTTTTTACAAAAGAATTGCAGTTTTATTAGAAGAAATAGAATCTGAGGTTTACAGTAAACTATTTAAAATTCTTCTTCCTTCAAGTATTTCTAGTAATTATAGAATGCTCTATGATAAACTCCCTCCTCTCTCTCTTAAAGAGAAGGTTGAGATACTTACAAAACTTCATTCAGAGGGATTTAGTATAAAAGCTATATTAGACTGTTTAGGAATAGACTTTGTAACTTACATAGCTCAAACAGAGCATGAGCAAAATGAACTTAATTTACCCAATAAAATAAAACCTTATCAAACAAGTTCAACTTTAAGTAGTAATGGAACTGGAAAACCTACATCTACAACCCCAACAGAAAATACGGGTGGGAATAAACTACCAAGTGCATAAATTGATTAAAGGAGGTGAGTATGTGATTAACAAAAAAAATAAAATTACTTTTAATACACTGTTAAATTCTATTGCAGAAGATAAAAAAGACCCAACTGTTTTACTTTCTTCTTTTTTAATTCATGATTTTGAAATTTCAGGAAATAATGGATTAATATCTGAAGAAACTTGCGCAGAAAATATGCATACTTTACTGAATAAACCAATAGTTGCAACATACGTTTCAAAAGAGGAAAATGATGGCATAGATGGTTTAGAGGGTCACGGAATAACAATCGACTTAGATAGAGAAACAGACGAGCCATTCGTTTCTTCTAATTCCGTTTCTATAGGAACTATTACTAATGTTTACATAGATGTCGTAGAAGGAACAGATAAAAAAGCCCTTTTCGCTGATGCTACGTTATGGCTAGACAAACAATATAATATTTGTGCTCTTATAAAAGAATGGTATGACGAAGGAGTTGTCGTCAATTCTTCTATGGAGTGTTTATACTCTAACTATATAAAAAACAATAAAGTCACTGAGATACTGAGTCCTTTTTACTACGTAGGACACTGTATTTTAGGAAGTAAGCAGTGCGGAGATAATCTTCCAATAGTGACACCAGCTTATAAATCCTCTAAAATGCTGTCATTGAACGAAGAAAAAACAGTTAAATTTGAGAGACTGGTAGCAGAAGCAATAGAAAAAGAATCTCTAAAATGTCAGTCTGATAAAACAGATGAACATATATTAAATCAAGACCAAAAGGAGGAAGTTTCAATGTCGCAAAAAATAAAAACAGAGCTAAACGAGCAAGATTTATTCAGAAAAGTTTTTGAGTTATCTCATGAAGATATTAGGTCAAAGATTTATTGTGCCTTAAGAGAAACAATAACTGCTGATGAATATTATGATGCTTATGTTATTGACGTATTTGACGATTATTTTGTATTATCTCTGGGATATAACAAAGAAACAGTCAAAATAAATTATACAAAAAATGACGCAGAAGTGTTCATTGATATTTCAAGTAAAACCCCTGTAAAGTTCGTAGTTACTACAGAATATGTTGCAACTACTTCTGATAATTCGGGAGATTCTACAGTAGTAGAAGACATTGACTCTTCTATGAATTCCGCAGAAGCGGGAGACGGAGTTGAACAAAAAAAAGAAGTATCAGAGGTTGTAGAACCTTCTGAAGTTGAAAAACTTCAGGCAGAACTTACTACTATTAAGACAGAAAAAGAAGAACTCGTAAAACAGTTTAACGAAGCGACTGAAAAACTCGTTGCTTTGAACGCTGAAGTTGAAGAGCTTAAACCAATTAAGGTTCAATTCGAAACAGAAAAACTTGAAAAACTTTTAAATGAAAAAATTGAGTATTTTTCTACTAAGTTTGAAGCTGTAAAAGCAAAAGAAAAGTTTGAGAATGAAGAGGTTCAAAATCTGATAAAGTTATCGATTAATGAAACTGAAGAAGGTAAAAATGCAGTACTACAGCTTAACTCTATGTTAGTTGAATTAGTTCAACCAGTTACTACAAAAGAGCAACCGCTCATTAAAGAATTTGCTTCAAAGAAAATGCACAACTTATTACCTGTTTCTGACTCATTTGAGGATAGATACAAAGAATAATTTTAGTAAGATTAAACGCTTACAAAATAACTAATAAAATAAATTAAATTTATGGAGGTAAGATTATTATGGCGACTAGACAACTTGATATTATGAAAAACCGTGGAAATCACGAAGTCGGAAATTTGTGTAGCTGGGACATTACCACACTACCTTTCGGTGCTAAGTGCGCTGAAGATATTGACAATTTTTTACTTGTTGAACTTGATTTTGACGCAGAAGGACAGAGAGTTTGTAAAACTCTGACAGATGTAGGTAACAAAGCTTATCTCATAGCCGCTCCTGAAAATAGGATGCTTGGCAATGTATTAACAGAAGAACTTGTTGATTTTTACAATGGTAAGGACGAATTCGCAAGAATAGTTGTTCTTGAGGAAATGACAAGATTTGAATCTTCTGCTTTCTCTAAAAACACAGGCGTAACAGATATCGTTAACGGTATGGTTGCTCATTTTGACCCTGAAACTAAAAAGTATATCGTTTCTTCAGCATCAGCTCCTCACGCAGATTATGCTGGGTCAAGTGTAAAGTTCACAGTTGTTGGTTCAGAAGAAAACACAGAATTTTCGCTCTGTGGAAAAGAAGTTGTAAAATTAGAAGTTCAAGAATAATTAAATTAATTATAAAAAGGAGGAAATTATAATGGGTTACGATTACAAGAAATTAAGTGCATTGTGCAACAG